TGCGTTGGTGTGCCGAGATCTCGAGCGCGAGACGCGAGTTGAATTCTGAGCGGTGATAGAAGAAGAAATGCGTGCGCGCCAACCGGGCCGCAGCAACTTCAGGGTCGAAACCACCCCGTCCGGCGGTGTACAAACACGCCGCGGTGCAGTCCGGCGTGGCATCGATGCACGTGTTCAAACCTGAATTGCGTGCCGGGGCCAGATACAGCACCGCCGTGGCGTAGCCTCGCTTGTGGCCTTTGTCTGTCTTCGGGTTGTAGCCGTCCGGTGTCAGCAGATTGAACGTCGAGTAACCGTGCTCACACGCGATCAGCCCGGTGGCGTGAGTGAAACCGTAGGTGCTCGAGCCGCGCGACAGCACATACTGTCGCACCGTGGCCTTGTGGGCTGTGGCGTTGAGCGATGCCACAAACGTGCTCAGCGCGAGCCGTGGCGAGATGATGTCGGGTGCCATTTTTAGATGCTCTCTTCTGTCGGCCATTGACCGACGGGGGTGACGTAGTGACGGCCGGCGAGCGCCATCACGGACGAAAGTGTGCGGCCGCAGCCGATGATGACGTTCGAGTCGCGCCGGCGAGCACTCCAGGACTCGCCCATTTTCGAAAACTCATACTCGCCGTCACCGCTGATCCACCGCCCGGGTGCTTCTACGTAGCTGTTGCTCCGGGTGTACATCAGATCACCCGGTCTGTGAATGCGTTGATCGCGCGGTCACTGAGCCAACAGACGAAGCGTGCCGTCCAACAGAACGGAACATGGACAATGGTTCGACCGCTGATCGCGTCGAACACTTCCCAACCACGACCGCTGCGGTCGTAGTCCAGATACATGGTGTTGAGTGCCATGCCAGGCACTATATCCAATGGATAGGATGGGTGCAAGTTGTGGCGCGGTTACGCGCCGGTTGCGGAGCTCCTAAAGAACTGTTAACGAGCCCCAGTCGGAACGTCCCGGCTCGCCGTCCAGCGTCAACGCTGCTAGGCTAGCGGCCACTATGGTGCAGTCGACACTCGGACGCTTCGGACGCGCCAAGCACGCGTTCCTAGAGTCGTACGCGCAGTGGGCCAACATTACCGAAGCGTGCAAGTGTTCCGGCATCGCCCGGAGCACGTTCTATGTGTGGCAGGAACACGATCCTAAGTTCGCGTTTGCTGTCCAACAGGCCGGCGAACAGGCTACGGAACGGCTCGAAAAGGAAGCCTACCGGCGTGCTACGGAGGGTACTCCGTACAAGCGAACCTCATACTGGCACGGTGAGCCCGTCGGTACCGATGAGAAAATCGAGTACTCCGATCAACTCATGATGTTGCTACTAAGAGCCCGAAAGCCAGAGATCTATCGCGAAAAGCTCGACGTCACCGTCAATCAGATCGTCAAGGCTATCGCCGGCATCGAACCGTCCAGCGTGCTCTAACGCTTGCGGGTCCCTACGCTTGGGCAAGAAAACGTAGAAGCTAGCCGTCACCGCAGCAAACTCCGCGGGGGTAGCAGGAACGCTCGAGCTCGCGCACCTGGGCGCGGCCTAGCAGGATCGCGCACGCGAGCGGGTACGGGTGCCACCACGCCCCGCCGCGGCCTCGGCCCCCATTTGCTCTAGCCCACGTTCGAAAAATTCCCGGATCAGCGAAATGAAAACCGGGTTCCGTAGAGCGTCAACCGGAGAACGTGCTACGCAGCACGGGGTGGGTCCGGCGGAGGGGCGTCCTGCGCGGAGTGGTAGACCGGGGGCCGTTTCCAGAACCACGGCTTCTGATCGTGGTACCAGTTCTTCTTGGCCTGGCAGCGTTCGCAGTAGGACAGACCGTAGTAGGTCTTGCAGCGAGGACAGAGGCGTACCGGCATCGGGAACGGAGGGCGGACGAGTCCGAATCCTGTCCAGTGTTCTGGAAAGTCAAGGCCTATGTTACGCTCCGCCGTGAAACAACGAACGGGGATGTTTCACGAGATGCCGGCACATCTGAACGAATTGCTGCTGTTGCAGAAGCAGGTGGGGAGTGAGCTGGCTGGTTCTCGGGACATCAGCGGGCGAGTGTGGGGGCTGCACCTGCTCGAGGACTGGAAGACGCTGTACCTGTGGGTCCAGCGGTCAGAAGGAGAAAGAGAAGACCTGGACGGAAACCCCGGGACAGAGTCCGTTCCCGTCCAGGCTGAAGCGGGTGCTTCGGATCAGAGTGTAGAGCAGTGACCAAGCGCCCATGAGTAAGAGAAGCGATGCGCTGCTCCGCCCGGCCACGGTGCAGGTGGGGCAGACCACGACCGTGGAGGAGCGGCCGTACCAGCCTTTCGGGGCGGCGCTCGAGCTCTTCCGATGTCGGCAGCGAGAAGTGCTCCTGAGCGGGCCGGCCGGGACGGGGAAGTCCAGGGCGTGTTTAGAAAAACTGAACCTGATCGCGATGCAGAAGCCGATCCGCGCGCTGATCGTGCGGAAGACGCGCAAGGCGCTGACCCAGAGCGCCATGGTCACGCTCGAGAACAAGGTGCTGCCGGTGCCCAATCAGGTCAGGTTCCACGAAGGCGACCAGGAGTACCGCTACCCGAGTGGGGCCAGGGTCATCGTCGCCGGGCTGGACGATCCGGACAAGATCGGCTCGACGGAATTCGACCTCGTGTACGTCAACGAGGCGACGGAATTGGACGAGGACGACTGGGGCATGCTGCTGCGTGGACTCAGAAACGGAGTGCTGTCGTACCAGCAGATCATGGCCGACACCAACCCCAGCGCTCCGACGCACTGGCTCAAGCAGCGCTGCAACCGCGGCGACTGTCTGCTGCTGGAGAGCAGGCACGAGGACAACCCCAGTCTGATCGATCCCCACACCGGCGCGTACGTCGACCAGCTCGCCGAGGACTACATGAAAGGCCTGGACAGCCTCAGCGGCTACCAGTACCAGCGCCTCAGGCTCGGGCTGTGGGTGGCCGCCGAGGGCCAGTACTTCACCGAGTTCGACCCGGCGCTGCACGTGGTCAGGCCGTTCGAGATTCCGGAGGAGTGGCCGCGCTGGCTGGCCGTCGACTACGGCTTCGCCGCGCCGTTCTGCTGCCTGTGGCTGGCGAGGGAACCGGAGACGAGAAGGATCTACGTGTACCGCGAGCTCTACGGCGCCGGGCTGCGAGACGAGCAGCAGGTGGACAGGATCCTCGACGCCTCGGGCGACGAAACGCTCCTTTTAAAGGTATTGGACCCGAGCATGTTCAACCTGAGGACGGAGCAGCAGCGGCCGAGCATCGCCGCGGTGTACGCCAGCAACGGGCTGTGGCCGGTGGTGCCCGGCATGAATAGCCGCAAGCAGGGCTGGGCCATCGTGCGCCGAGCGCTGGCGAAGGACACGGAAGGTGGGCCTCGTCTCCAGATCTTCGACGGCAAGTGCCCCAACCTGATCCGCACGCTGCCCACCATGGTCGTTGACCCGCTCGATCCGGAGGACGTCGCCGACAAAGTGGGCAGCCAGAAGACGGAGGACCACGCCGTGGACGCGTTACGCTACGCGCTCGCCGCCGAGGCGCAGCCGCCGCCGGTCACCGACACGGTCAGCCTCAGGTATGGGTAAGTGATCAACGTCGGCTGGGAGCCGGCGTCGACCGGCTCGGAGCTGCACACCGACGGGCTGCGCACCCACACCGGCGTGTTCGTCATCGACGGCGACCTGACCGTGACGCGCTCCGTCAGCTTCCCGGCCGGCTCGATCACCACCAACGAGCTCGCGCCGCAAGCCGCCCAGGCGCTCGTCGGCAGCTTCGTCGACTTCGTCGCCTGGACCCTGCCGCAGGCCTACACGTGGCTCGAGAGTCCGATCCAGGTCACGCTGTCGCTCAGCGGCGCACCGATCCGCATCGAGTTCAACGTGCCGCTGTCGTGCGCCACCAAAGGCCAGCACCTGATGTGGGGCGTGACCATCAACGGTGCGCTCATCGGCCAGGCACTGGGCGCCATCGACGCGCCGGAGGCCGACTTCGGCATGATGGCCGTCGGCATCTACTACTACCAGCCGCCGGGTCCCGGCAGCGGCCGACTCGGCCTGGGCCTGCACGGACCCGCCGGCAGCCAGATCCTGGACGGCCTGCCGAGCACGTTCTACGTCACGGAGCAGAAGCGCTGATGGCCGAGCGGCCGGCGCGCTGCTTACCTATTAAGAAGATCCCCGCCACGACGCCCGTGCCCGAGAACCGGAGCGATCGCGCGTGACGCGCCCGCCCTCGTCCTGGTTCAAGACGACGAAGTCGTCCGACGAGGAGGCCATGGAGCGCGCCACGCTGGAGCTGGCCCAGGATCTGCAGCGCCAGTTCTCCGATCGCGACGAGTTGTACAGGGATATCGACGCGGTGCTCTTCGGCGAGCTGCCCGTGGATATCCCGGAGGCGTACCGCAAGACGGCGATCGAGGTCAGATCGCCGCTGGCGCTGCACATCGCCACCACGGTGACCGCGGCGCTGTCGGTCAACCCGATGTCCATCGTCTTCAAGCCGATCGGTTTCGGCGACGTGTACCAGAGCAACTCGACGCTCAGGGAGCACTTCTTCGAGGCGTCGTGGACCAGACAGGAGCAGGAAGCGCGGCGGCAATTGCTGCGCTTGTTCATGTGGAGCCTGGCCGTCAAGGGCGAGGGCATCATCAAGACCGTCGAACGCACCAGAGCCGCCTGGTCGACCTACGACTCCAAGCAGGAAGCGCTGCAGGCTGCCCAGGACGCCGAGCACGAGCTCGACCAGGACGCCAAAGATCGCATGTACGACCACGCGACGGAGGACTTCAAGCTCGGCCTGCCGTACCCCATCGCCTCCACCGACGTGCCGCCCGAAACCTTCTACTACACCAAGAACGAGAACGGCCTGACGAGCGCCGTCGAGATCAAGGAATTGCCGTACCTCGAGGCGCTCGAGCGCTTCCACACCGGGCTGAACTCGAACGGCGAGGTGGTCAGCCCCAAGACGTGGGGCGACCTCGACCCGGCCGCCGCGGAGCTGGCCCGGGCGGAGTGGAGCGGCATGCTGCACGGTGGACGCCAGAGTGGCACGACCGAGACGATCCGCTGTGTCGAGGCCTGGGACTGGCAGCGTCAGATCATCCTGCTCAGTGGACCGGGCCAGCGTTCGAAGGGCCAGGGCAGCCTGGGCGAGGCGACGCTGTGCAGGGTGCTCAAGCATCCCTACGGCGACCCCGTCCTGAAAACGTTAAAAGGACCCTACTTCCACGCGCTGGGCATCACCACCGCGAGCCGTCTGCCCGAACGGGCCGGCCTGAGCATCCTGTTCGGCTTCCTCAGGCTCTTTCCTTTATTAGATAGCTTGCTGACGATGCAGGGGCAGGCGGCGTACATGACTGCCTACCCGGCGTTCAAGAAGACCACCCCGCCGGGCGTCATCCCCGGGCTGCCGGCGATGCCCTACGGCACCGACGCCAGAGAGCAGGCCAGCGGGGCGCAGACCATCGAGCCGGGCAAGCTGTTCCCGTTCGACGTTTCTCCCATCGACCAGCCGAAGTCGGGCGTGGACGCCGACAAGATCCTGGGCAACATCAAGGACATGCTCGAGTGGGCGCTGCCCAGCGTCGTGCAGGGCATGGTCGCCTCCGACCAGTCGGGCTACGCGCTGAACCAGGCCGCGTATCTGGCCAGATTGGGGTGGGACCCGATCGTCTCAAATGCAGAGGTCGCACTCGGCGAGCGCATCGGTTTCGAGTCGTGGCTGATCCAGAACAGGATCTCGGAGAAGGTCTACGCCTGGGGCGAGATCGAAGCCAAGAAGGGCAAGAAAACGATTGGTGGCCAGAGTAAAGCCACCTGGCTCGGCATCGGTCCCGATGACTTGAAAGGCGTCCACCGCTACGAAGTGAAGCTCGCACCCTCCACACCCTCGAACGAAATCATCGAGACGCGCGCCATCGGTGAGAAGATGCAGCTCAAGCTCATCACCTACGAGGACGCGGTCGAGCGCGCCGGAGCCAACCCCGACGAGGTCGAAAAGAGCTGGCTGCTGCACGATTTGAAGAATAGCCAGGAGATCCAGCAGGAGCTCAAGAACGCCATCTTCCAGAAGATCGCCACCATCCGCTCCGCGCGCATGGAAGCGCTCGGCCTGCCCCAGCAGATGCCCGGCGCCCCGCCACCCGGCATGCCCCCTCCCGGAGCTGCGGGTGTCCAAGGCGGGACGCCGGGTGCGCCGCCCATGCCCGGACCCGGCGGCATGCCGCCTAACCCGGTGCCCAGCCCCGGCCAGGGCCTGCCCCTCGCTCCGCCGCCGCCCGGCGGAGGTGGCGGCATCCCCGGCACGCCGGTGGTGCCCGGCCCACCCGCGCGGGCGCTGCCCATGCCCGGAGGCTGAGCGTGGCCGGCACGATGATGGACGAGGTCGCCAACGACCTCGCGCTGTGGATCGACCAGACCGCCAACGACATCGCGCTGGCCTTCGCCCCGACGCGGGCGCCGTTCGCCGCGCAGACCACCGAGGCGCAGAAGGTCGAGTACTACCGCCAGAAGCTGTTCAACCCGGACGGCTCACCCAATGCGCAGGGACGCAACGAGGAGTTGCAGCGGCTGGGCGTGGAGGGCTTCGGGCTGGTCTACAAGGCCATCATTCGGGCGCATCCGGAGCTGAAGATTCCGACTCCAGCTGAGATCGCAGTCCCGAACCAGTGGCCGACTCGCGCTCCGAGCGGACCCGCAGGCGGGCCTCCAGGACCTCCAGGCGCGCCGCCAGGTCCTCCAGGCGGTTCGTTGCCAGGCCCAGGCGCCGCAGGGCCACCGTTAGCTGGTCCGCGAATGCCCGTTCCGCCACGCCCACCCATGATGCCACCTCCCGGCGTCCGCCCGATGGCCTCCGGTGGCGTCGTCACCGAGCCGACTGTGGCCCTGATCGGTGAGCAAGGGCCTGAAGCGGTGGTGCCGCTGACCAACTCCCAGATGCCTGATCCTGACCTGGCCGCGCGCCTTGGCGGCCAGCCATCCGCCCCTGGACTGATCGCTGGTGGGAATATCGACCTCAATACCCGCCCGGTGGTGAACAACCCGGATGGCAGCATCAGTACGGTGCGCTCGATCTCTTTCGAGGACGAGAACGGTCGCGAGATCCTGGTGCCTACGGTCAGCGATGACGGCCGCATCCTGACCAACCAGCAAGCTATCGACCAGTACTACGACACCGGCCGGCACCTCGGCATCTTCACCTCGCCGGAGGCCGCAACGGACTACGCCCTGCGCCTGCATCAGCAGCAGGAGCGGCAATACATCCCGAGGAGGGCCTGATGGATCCGGAATCGATGAACTATCTCGACACCAGCCTGGCCGACTCCGAAGCCAAGAATGCCTACTACCAGGCGCTGGCGCAGGGGCAGTCGCAGTCCGACGCGCTGGCGTGGGCCAAGTTCCGCTGGCAGCAGAAGCTGGACGAGGCCGGCCAGACGGGCATGTGGAACGGCCAGTGGAACAATCCCCAGGAGCAGTGGTTCACCGGCCAGTTCGGCACGTGGTTCGGGGCCGGCGGCGAGCCGACCACCGGCCAGCAGACGCTGACCGCCGCGCAGCAGCAGTACCAGCAGGCCTATAACCAGAGCCAGCTCTACGGCCAGTACATCGCGCCCGGTGGCCAGATGCCGTACCAGGGCTACCAGACCGAGCAGGCCCAGCAGCAGGCCCAGGCGCTCGCCGCGCAACAGGCCGGGCTGACCGGCTGGTATACGCCGGCACGTCAGGCCAACGTCAACCCCAACGACTTCTGGGCGCAGGACAAGGGCACCCAGGACACGTACATCCAGTACAACCAGAACGACCCGCAGAAGGCGGCCATGTCCTGGGCCAGGGATGCCTCGGCCGGCCTCAACCAGTTCTACAACGCCAATCCCGACTACGGGAAAACGCAGACGCTCCAGGGCCAGCAGCAGCAATGGAGTCAGGGTTTCCAGCAGCAGCAGTTCGAGGCGCAGCAGCGTCAGCTCGCGCAACAGAACACGCTCGCGTACCTGCAGCAGCTCGCCAGTCTCAGAGGTCCGGCCGATTGGGCCAAGTACCAGCAGGTGCTGGGTTCTACCCCGCAGGG